TGCAGTGCAGCCTGCTCTTTCATAAATACAGCGTCAGAAACAGCCTCCTCTCGAAGCCTCTCTCTTTCCTCCTCATATGATAAACCAAGCGATCTGTATAAAGTTTGTAAAGAAACTTGCTTATTCCCAACAAACTGTGATATATTCTGAACGTAATCATTCATATCATATAAGTTCATATGATTAAAGTCAATAGATGGAACTTGCAAAACCTTCTCTCCATCTTTATATTCAAAAAAGTCTTGAACTTCGCATATTGGCGCAAACACCTTTTGCTCCAACCACTTCTTAATCATATTTCTAAAAATATCATACCTCTGCCTCAAAACCTCTAATCCGACTGAGGAACTTGCGTATGTTACAGACTCCTGGTCCATTAATGCCTTTGGGGTCATTAATCCGGCATATATATTGCCCAAAATCAACTCTATATCTTGTGCTATATCCATAACAGCACCGTTATAACCAACCCTCTCTACCGTAACCCCACCATGCGTAACTAATTTAAAATCTTTATCGTATTGCGCTTCTTCCAATATATTTTTAAATACCTCAATGTCTTCTTGTGTTGGGCGGTACTCACCCTCCCCGCCAAGCTTCACCAGTGTAAGTGGGTTAATCATCCCATCTGCCTGTGCAAATTTTGATTCACGAAGTTTATCATAAAGCATCAAATCTTTATAGCAGGACACTATCGTTGATGTACCTCTAACGTCATACGGAGAGCTTAAGAGCTTCAGGTGCGTTACGTTAAATCCATCAAGAGGTATATTTTGCCCTCTTTTTACATAATCAATAATATGCTTAGGAATCTTATTCCTAAGCAGCATGTCTGCTGGCGAAGTAGACGTAACAAGCCTCTGCAATGAGGCATCAGGCCGCAAAGACATCAGCGTCTTATCTCCTATAATCGACTTCTTTACATGAACAAAATCTGGATTTAAAATAGTTATCCTTCTCCATGAGCCAGTAGATTGATCCAACTCTGCGTACGGAAACGCCTCACCCATTTTCCAAAATTCCAAAGCAACTCCGTATACAATATTGTATAAATCAATTTTTTCTGCCATCTCTAAAAAGAATTGCTGAACTTTTTTACTTTTGCATGTTATATTTATTTTACTTATCGGAAAAGACGCATGTAAGTTTATAGCGTTTCGAACAATTGGGTGTGTATCATAGAATATCCTATTCCACGCGTTCATAGTCACCCGGTCACGTGGCAGATTTAGATTTGATAACTGAAATAATGGCGAATAAACATCCGGCATCATCCTATCTACACCCATAGTTGTAGACAATGGGCCCATTGGAGATGTTATTGAGCCCATCTTTGCAAATCCGGGGCTATGCGCCACAGCAGTCAAGGAGCTGGTGTCTTCGTTAGAAGATCCTGACATTACATTGTGGATTTGGGCCCTTCTCACCTCAGTTAACGTATCAACCGCAGCTTTTGTCAAAGTGCTATTTTTCGGCCTATGCAATCTTCTCGTCATCTTTTCTCCTAAAATGCTTTAATCTTTGGCACATATGCTAAGGCCGGCATAGGATAGCTGCTCTTTTTTGTTATGCCAGGCTTAATTGTAAAGCCACGTGTCAAATCAAATTTATATGCCATATACGCATACATAAGCGCCATAAGCCCATCATTTGGCACAGGGCCTTTCTTATAATGTTTAATTTGCTGTCCCATAGATGTCCTTACGGCAATTTCCATTGAAGTACAATGGTCTATTAACCACTCTAGATATTCATAGCTCTTCCATGGGAACCTAATCTTGCCTTTCCAAAATAGATCAAATAACTCATCCAGTAACAAGTCCTTATTGTACGTAATCATTAGCTCATCTTCTCTATATTTTATAGGCTTTAACAAGCTGCCACTTCCTTGCGCTCCTAAAAATCGCTCGCCATACCTCATTTGAAGATCTGTTACGACATCTTGACCAAAAAACCAATCAGAAACAGCCCTTTTTACGCCAAACCTCCTATATACCTCGCTTATATTGTCTAACTTATACTTAAAGTCATGCTTTCTTAGCTTGTGCGCGTGCTCTATTGAAAGCTTCCCGTCTGGAGATGCAGAGATAACCACAACACAGGAGTAGGACTGCCCCCTGTTAACGTTATCATCATCTACCTTACCTCCCCAGTCTACACCGGCGTACACAATTTTATTTTCAGCCTCAATTCTTTTTGAGAAATATCTATCCGGATCCCTACACTTCTCGTATATATCTGACTTTGTCAGCGCAATACCGGCACCAGAATAAAACTCTCCTATTACTTCATTACTCCATATCCTTTCAGACTGTGCGGGGTTGTTTTCTGGCATTGACTCCTCTATATTCTCTTTTGTAAAATATGGAATATAGAGCTGATTTATATGAAACCCTACTAGATTTGCATCTTCATTACCGTGAGACACCCACTTTCCCCGCCTAGTTGCATCAACCTTGTGTTGCTCTGCACCACACAGCGGGCACTTTACAGTATACCCTCTTACCCAAATCTCTCTCCACCTGTCATCACCGGTTAGATAAAACGGATAAGTGCCATTGCACGTTCCGCACCCAAGGTGGTAAAATCTTTGATCCGACATGAGCCACATTTTTTCAAAATATGAGCCACGCTCCTTTGGAGTACCAAAAAATATCTGGACGCCTTTACCTATCGGGCCGTACTTTGCCGCAGTTAATGTTTTAGTAGCATTTCCAATGGCTTGCTGATACATATCCTGTACTTCATCAAAAAAAGAGACATCTAGCGTCATACCGCGAACTCTGTCTCCATCAGCGCCAATGCTGTCAACCCAAAGAGTTCCGCTTTTGTATTGCTTCATAGTCATATTATCAACAGCATTTGGGCCTTCTAGTCGATTATTATTTACAAAATCACCCTTTGAGCTTCTTATTAATCCTTCTAGCTTATCTTGCGAAAATCTCTTCACCTGAGCAAGTGCTGGAAATGCGTGCAGTACTCTTACTGGTGGGCCAGAAAATAGGCCGCTATTTGTAAAATAAATATCCAGCGCGGCAGCCATCATTGTCGCACCAACCTGCCGTCCTTTTTTTATAACAACTGACTTGCCATTTTTTTGAGTTGCCTGAAGGGCTATGTACCTATAAACATCAGCCATAAAATCCCAGCCATTGTTTAAGATCCTGAACTCATCCCCGTCCAATGTCAACTTGTTTTGGACAAAATACGCAGGATCAAACTCTAAAAAATTAGACTTTACTTTTGAAAATATTTCTTTTTCTTTTTTATTTCTATCATTTGACATCAAAAAATCTATGTACGTTCGCCATGTCTATAATAATCTGCAGTATCAGAGCCTCCTTCATCTCCAGGCTCATACGGTATATATTCTACGCTATTATTATCAGATACTCTATTCATCTTAAGATGGTCCTTTACATAGTCGTGCAGCTTATTCCTGTCAATACTCATATTATCTAGATCAAACGATTCTCCACACTCTTCTAAAATAACTGATGCTGGGCGATGCGGCCTATCTTTCGCAGCATCTCTTATAAACCTAAGAACATTCTCAATAACTGCCACCAGCTCTGCCCTATCATTATTGGATTTTTCATCACCAGCATCACATGGGCGCGCCTCTCCACCAGTATTTTCTTCTGCGCAACCTGCCTCGGAAACAATCTGGTTACTTTGATTTGTTTTTATAATTTTATCAAAACCAACTCTTTTTTTTATATCTTCCATCTTATCTTCAACGGAGGAAAATGTTTCCTTACCATGAAATCTGCTTCTTAATGTATCTAAAAAATCTGCATTTTTAGTCAAAGACTTTGCAAAATCTTTAATCCAATCACACGTAATATCATAAGACTCATCTATATTTTGTCTAACTACTTTCACCGCATACCTCTATGCAAAATAATTTTTTATATAATCAACACCGTGCGCCTTTGGATTTCCTCCAGCGTCCAACTCCATCTCGCCAGATCCACCAATAGAGCCTCTATCTTTAAAAATATGATATCCGCTATCCATAACAAGCTGCATTACTGACAGCTCATCTCTTTCTTTCAATGAGTACTTATCTTTTAAAAACCCATATACTTCTTCAAACGGCTTGCCTCCAGACACTACAGCGTTTATTAAAATGCCCGCTATAGCTCTTTCAAATGGTGTGGCAACAAGCTGAATACCAGGCGTAGTAGCTTCTTTTGAAATATGATTATACAAAGAAGATGTTCTGGACAACTCTCTTGTTGCCTCATTTATACCCTTTTGCAGATTTTTTGCCCTATCCTTAAGCACAACCATGTCTCTAATTATACTAGTTCTAACATCCTCTAATGAAATCGGGTCTAAAGAATCATCAGAATCCAGCCTAAGTGCTTCTGATATCTCTTTATTAAGTCTATTTAAATAAACTATTGCACGCTCACATCCGATCATAGAATTCCCATCATGCTGAGGGATTCCTCCTGGGTATGCATCCATTAAATAATTCATAAAATGAGTAGGATCTCTATCATTTGTCCAATCCTTATCCTCAACGGGATTCTCTTTTTTCTCAACAAGGCCTGCGCCCGGAACGTCAAATACGTTGCTTTCGACAGAACCTTCCTCTAGTCCCTCCAACTCTTTCTCTA